ATTGATAAGGTAGTGTTCAGAAGTTGGAAGGATAGGTGTCATTTTTTACTGCGATTTCGTGCTCTGTTTGTCGATGGGTCTTCCCGTACTAAGGTACCTTTTCGGGTATGCGAGTAGTCTTTTCCACCTTTACCGTAGTTACCATCCTTTCGTCTGGCACGGTTCAAAGATGCACGATAATTCTTATTAGCAGTAGATTTATTCCTTTGTCTTTGTGCAGCATTTTTCTTTGCCTTAGAAGCGGGATTATCTCTATAATTCCGTGCGCTTCGCTTCAGCTTGCTGCGGGGCATTGCTTTGGGAGCCATTACTTTTTCTTAGTAGTATTAGTCTTTTTATTATATGTATAATCAGACGGCTTACCACCACTTTTCTTCACGGCTCTACTTTTAGCACGAGCAGCTGGTGTCATAGCTCCACGTTTTTTACCTTTATCAGTAGCTTTACCGCTACTTGTGACATTACCAGATTTCTTTAAAACACTCTGAGCTATAGCAAAAGCAGCGTCAGTTGACTTACCTTTAGCTTTAAGTTGTTTTACTAATCTGGATTTAATTGCAGGTGTTTTAGCCATCAGCGATGCACCGCTTTCTGTACAGCTTCGAAATCTACCTTAGGCATTAGGTCTGCTAATTTACCCAAAGGTGATTCATCAAAACCAATACCAGTGATGTCATTCTTATATAACCAGTCCGTAGCAGCTTTAAGGTCTGCTGTGGTAGCTTCTCCAGATTTTATACGGTCAATCAGTTCTACAGTTACAAGATTATGCAATGCATTAAACTGATCCTCTGTAGCCCGTTTATCCATCATCTTTTATCCCTGGAAATAAATTACGTTTGATAATCTCTACCGCTTTATCATCGATAGTATTATCTGTGGTGTTTGCATAAGCTTCTAAAAGTTGAATAATTAAATTCTTCACCGCAGTAGTGGAGAGGAATGTCATTAGGATGGGTTTGATTACGATCATTTGTTATTAGTGGTTTTAATTGGACAATCATACTCTCGTTTACTCCAAGGGTATTTTTTGTCTTTTGGTGTACAAGTTGTATTTAAATATTCTTTAACAGCAGCTTCTTTCTTTGCTTGATACTCAACTATAGGAACTACATCGTTACACATATCATGTACACGGGTACCTTCAGCCAGCATGAAACCTTTTCGTTGGAGTTCAGCACATTTCAGTACACGTACAAGCTCATAGTCAAGTCTCATCTTTTCTTCTTGTCGTTTAGCTATACGTCTGCATTGACGTAAACCTGATACATCCAGAGGAAACATAAAATTAATCTGGCCTCCCCAGTTCTCAGCTACCGTATAACTTCTTTGACTCATTTCATCATCATAAGGTGTTGTATGATTTCCCATATAGAAGGGAGAGAAAGTCATCGTGGCACCATTGCAGGACACCCCAGAACCGTAGTGCTGCCTTGAAGGAGCACCATTATTCTGGAATTGAACTGCTTGGTTTGTCACATTTCCAGTCGCTGCTGCAACGGGATTAGACACATTATTAGTCTCATCTTCTGCTCTTACAGGAGCTACTGAGAGAAGACTGACAAGGAGACAGTAGTAGAGTCCGTTTCGATAACTCTTTCGATCTCTGTGAGTTCGATTACTTGACTTGCTGCCCGTGTTACGACCTCTAGTGAGAAGTCTGAACCAGCTGTTGTCATGTTGAAGATCGAATCGCTGTCTACTATACCTCCAGAGCTTGCTGATGAATGGGTTATGTTGTCCCCAGACCATTTGTTTAACGCTGCTCCATAGGTTGTAGTGGTGATTTCTTCTGTTATTTCTTGAGTTGTAGTTGTAGTGCTGTTCATCGAACCTTGAGTAAAGTTGGGTTGAATTAGCTCTGCTCTTACAATAGTTGGTGTTAGCAGTAACAACGGTAAAAGCCATAACTTTTTCATGCTTTAGGTTTGTCTTTAACCATTGGACAGTTGACGGTACCCTTGTTTTTATTATTATTACCAGTGGTCAAACCAAATGTGGCGAGGGCTCCCGTAAATACACTGGCAACGAACGTGATATCGGAGTTACCTGATTTCTTAACCATAGGTATCTCGACATAATTCATTGTTATGATCAGATAAAGCCCGACCAAACCACTACTCCAAGACGCACAAAAGTTCCAAGAATCTGTATCTGTTGCTCTTGGTCTTCAGCAGCATCTTTGAGTTTGCTTAAGAGGTTTGGTTTCGGGCTTCCTTTTTCTTCTTCTGGTTTTCCTTCCATTTATCTACTTTTTTCTGTAAGAATTTTTGTACTTGTTTTTTAATCTTATTAAAGAAAGGCGTAGCAAGGGTCGTAGTGGCTACAGCTGCTACAGCTGCATAGGTAGCAGTAGCTACCACCTCAGCTGTTGGAAGAGGTAGATCTATCTTTATAACAGGTATTCTTAAACTTGGTTGTTCCATAGTTTGAGTTTCTGTCTCTTCCGTTTCGCTAGGTACTTCTTCCATATCCACTCCCTTAGGTGCTTCCAAATTTTGTGGAGGGATGACAATCGTTGGAAAGACTGGCATCTCTGCTGTTGGTTGCTTTAAATTAACACTAGGCATATCTAAAGCTGTTGGAAGCTTAGTATTAGAAAGTTTTATGGAGGGTACTTCCATTATGCTGTATATTCAGCACCAGTCACATAGGTGAAGTAACTACCACTTGTATTTGTATGTGTTTTCACAACTGTACCAGCTACTAAAGTGACTGGTACAAGAGGTGCTTCATAGTTAAAACCTGCATTCATATTATTTGTACATATCTCTACACCATTTATTGTAGCAGCAGGTGTTGTACCGTGACTTAGATAAACTAAACCTACAAAATACTTACCTTGCGGTACAGTATATATACTATTCCCTCCAGATGCACCATTCATTCTTAAATGTACTGTTGCAGTAGGAGTAGTGGAAGTTGGTCCTGCGGTTGATTGTAATCCCATAATTAATTAATTAGTGTATTTAAGTTTCTAAAATACCTGAGGTTCTGCACCCGATTGTACCAAAACCAGAAGCAATTTTAGTGTCATCTACATAAGGAGTCCATGTGAAAGCTTCACGAGGAGCACCACTACCACTAATAAAACTTTTAGTGGTACTAGTTCCAACTTTAGCTTCAATTATTTTTGGAATTGTAGTGATGTTATCAACATCAAGTAAAAACATAACTTCAGCATTTGCATACATCCAATATCTTGAATAGCTATTAGTTGGAGTTAGTTTTGTTAAAGGACACCAACCACTTCCCCAACCTTGGTAATTACTAGCTGAATCATAAACTCTAAAAGGGGTATACCACGATAAACTATTCCAAGCTGCGTCACCAGTATCAAACTCGGCAACTACAGGTGACTTACTTGCCATTGAGGATGCGGTATAATAAGCACTACCGTTTGCATTAATAACAGCATCAGGATCAGTGCTCCAGTCCATGATTTGTAAACCATGTCCTCCACTACCACTACCTTCTACAACCATCCATAATACATAATAGTTACCAGCAGAGTTTTTTACTATTTGTGCTGGTGCTATATAGTCCCAATAGCTACCACCATTTCTTTTATAAGGTGTGCTACCGTTCATATCATCTCCAGTTGTCCAAGAAAGCTTCTTACCTGTTTCAATATTTATCATACATGCATCTCTAGAGTTTTGACCACTCATGTCACGCCTGACAAACATGTATTTATCCAAACAAGTCATTGTACCTACCGAGTTGCTCCAGCTGCTGATATAGTCGTCAGCACTTGTTGTACCAGATCCCCCAAGGGTAGTGCTAACAGTAGTTAAAGCATTAGTAGCAGTATTCCATGCTTGGAAAGAACCTTTATTACTTCCATTAGACATCCTTATCAAGTATTTATTACTATAACCTGAGTACCACTGTAAATAACTAGCGTTTAAGGCAACTAGATTTGAAGCTGACCCTGCTGAAGCATCATAGTAGTTAAGTTTGTTGTTACTATTGTTGTCTCGCCAACCAGACATATAATACATATCTCCAGCTGGTTTATTAAACATTTGGTCAGCATGCCAGAATGTTACATCATTTTGGTTAGTACCTTCTAAACTAGTTAGGGCAGTTCCACCAGCATGTTGAGAGTCTTCTTGAGGAGCTAAAGTAATAACACTTGCTGGGAGAGTGAAATAATCATCTAAAATAGCATTCTTATAATGGTTTACTGTATTAGCACCTTTAGCTGAACGTATAGAAGTCCAAACAGGTTTTTCAGAAGCACTTAGTTTTATTGCCTTACTATTATCTAAAATAACATTACCAAATAATGTTTCGGTTTTAGTACTTGTAGCTATTGTTACGTCATCAATAGATGCTTTTAGGGTTTTACCATTAGGATTTGAAATGTCTATATCTTTAATCACTGCCTTCTGAGATCCAGTAGTTGAGGCTATAGTTGTGCCTGTTCCTGAAAGGTCAGTATAAGATAGATTACTGTTAGCGTAAAATTGTTTTAATGAATCAGCCATTTTTTATAAATTTGTGTATTTAAGAATGGAAGTGATACTAACACCTCCTGATGATGCAGCAAATGATAAATTCCCTGACCCATCTGTAGTTAAAGTAGAGTTTGCAGCACCGTCAGTTGCGGGTAAAGTCCATGTAACATTACTACCTACCGTAGCAGGAGCTTTAAAGCTTAAATAATTAGAACTATCTGCATCATGAAGTCTTAACTCTTTTTGACTGTTTAAATTTACATTTCCTGTAAACGTGGCTCCAGAAGGGCCAGTTATAGCATCTACATAAGCTTTTACTGACTGCTGTGTTGGTACTTTTGTAGCACTGTCTGAAGACATATTATCTTCATCAACACGATCCGTTGTTAGTAAAGTAGAGTTTAATCTAGTATGATCAGCATCCGTAAAGGTATTAGAATCAGTAGCAGATTCAACAGCATCTCTTATATCATTTGCAGTGACTGTTCCTGAGTGACCATCTACAGTAGTAACAGTTTGAGTTGGACTTACTAAATGAGTAAAGTCAGCCATAGAACCAGCTGTACCACTATTTTTAATATAAGTCTTACTTTCATCTGTTCTAATAACTACATCACCTTCTTGCGTAGTCAAACCTAACATAGCTGACTGATTGGCAGCTGTCTGTACAGTTGTTATAGCAAGTTGATTCTCCCATTCTAAATTCCCTGGAGTACTTGCACCAGCTTTTAAGTATTGATTAGCTGACGGAGCACCCGCTGGTAGTGTTAAAACATAGTTAGTCCCAACAACAGCTGGGGCTGTTATAGTAATATGGTTTGAATCATCATCGTCATTTAAACGAAGATTATCTGTAACAACTAAATTACCAGTAACAGTTGGGTTTGAGATTGTAGGTGAAGTACCACTTAAAGCTGCACCCCAACCAAGCTGACCCGAACCATCTGTTTTTAAGAAATAATTAGCTGAACCATCAGCTATAGGCCAATTAAGACCATCAAGTATAACCTTACCAGAACCATTAGGAGTAATAGGTATATTACCATTACTAGCTGAAACAATTGAATGTCCATTGACATCAAGATTACCTCCAAGTCCACCTACTGTTATAGTACCAGTTGTGCTTAGGTTTTCATTACCAAAACTAATTGCCCCACTACTATCTGTAATAGACCCATTAGCAACAGTGAGATTACCAATACTCGATCCACTTGTAGCTGTAAATGTACTACCAATAACAACTGTACCAGACCCAGCTGGATCAATAGTTATATTGTCATTATTGTTAGTTGTGACAGGACCAGTTAAAGTAATACCTTTAGATTCTACCTTACCAGATCTCTGATCAATAGTAAACGTTTCACCAACCTTAAATTTACCAACATGGTTAGTACTTGATTGCCAAACCTTACCCATGTTCCTATTGATAACTTCATTAGCCTCAATAGGTACTCCTCCATTCTCAGGAGCAGCACGATAATCAGTTCCAGCACCTACATATTCAAATGTATGCCCACCAGTACTAATATATGACCGTTGATAGAAGTTAACAGTAGCACCATCCGTAATAGCGTTGGTTAAACCATCGTT